GATTGACAATGATCCAGCCGTGCGCGAGATGGCTCGCGGCTTGATGATCGAGGCGTACTCGCCTGACGAGTATCTCGCTGACGAAGAGCGCGCCGTGTACGAGGTTCCTGACTACATCCGCAACGCGGCAGCTCGTGGCTTGTCATTCGTAGAGGACGGTCGCGCAGGCGATGGCTTGCAGGCGCAGACGATCTCAGAGGCACGCGAACTCGCAGCCGGTCGAGCAGACACCGACAAGGTGATCCGCATGGCCGCGTGGATTCGCCGCCATCGCGGCGACTGGGAAGGCGTACCGCAGAACAGCGACGAGGACCAAGAGGACTTCCCTGGACCAGGCGCAGTCGCTGGCTATCTCTGGGGTGTGGAAACCATTGATCCAGAGTCAACTGATCGCGTACTCTCGTGGGCAGATCGACTCATCGCATCTGAAGATAGGGAGATCATTGACATGAAAGAGAAAGAAGTTCGCTCACTGCCGATTGGCGAGTATCGTCTTGCCGAAGCTGACGCTGACGGACAGCGAACCTTCACTGGCTACGCCGCGATCTGGAACAGCGCGAGCGCTGGTCTGCCATTCGAGGAGCGCATCGCGCCAAGCGCCTTCAAGCGTTCACTGGCTCGCGCATCCGCAGGGCAGAAGATCATCTCCTTCCTGTTTGGTCATGACGAGACGCGCGCTCTGGCAACGACCGCGAGCGGCCGCCTTCAGTTGACCGAGGACGAGACTGGTCTGCGCGTTGAGGCGAAACTAGACCCAGCCGATCCAGACGCTGCCAAGGTGATCTCGATGCTGACGCACGAGAGCGCCGCTGCCGGTATGTCATTCGGCTTCCAGAAGGTTCAGGATGCGTGGGATGGCAATCAGCGCACGATCAAGGAAGCCAACCTGTTCGAGGTGAGCATCCTTGCTGCCGGTGGTCAGACCCCTGCCTACCCTGCAACCCTTGGTCTCACGGCAATCCGCCAGGTCACTGCGCCAAAGATCGGCGTAGAGGCTGAGGCGTTGATGGCCACACTTGAGTCAGTCAAGGCTGGACGAGAACTGTCCACCGAGGAAGTGGCTGTCATTGATGCTGTCCGCTCGAAGCTCGCGCCAAAGCAGGAGAAGGTCATTGACCCATCCGTCGCTGCGGCAATGCTGGCGATTGTAGCGGCAGAAGGTGAAGCACTCTAGGTCTCGTGCCTGCGCCCCACCGCCCTGAGTAGGCGAGTCCGCGTTAGAGCAACCCACCGAGGAGAGCAAAAAAGATAGTCCGCCTATGTGCGGAGAAAGGAAGTGGACACTATGTCCGACTTCGCAAATCTCGCTGACAAGCGAGCAAACCTCCTGACGGAGGCACGCGGCATTGCCGTTGAGGCCGCCGATAAGGGTCTCGCCCTGGAGGGCGAGGACAAGGCGCGCTTCGAGAAGCTCATCGCAGAGGCTGGCACGCTTGCCGAGGCGATGAAGTCCGAGAAGAACGCTACCGAAGCACGCAAGGCTGCTGACGAGGCTCGCGCCGAGTACGCCGCTGTTGTTGCTCCAACGGCTCCTAAGACCAAGACGGATTCCGAGCGCCTTCGCGCACTCGGTCTTGCCGGCGGTACGGAGATCTTTGAGCAGCGCGATGTGACCAAGAGCAGCAACCTGGGTGATCCTGTGGCAGTGTTCCCACGAGTGAATGTCGTGGCTGCTCAGATCAACCCCTTCATCAACCCAGCAGTGGTTAATGTGATTCAGGTTGCAACTGGTAACGCAATCAAGTTCCCACGAGCCACGGCTCTTGGGACCGCGACTGCACCAGGCGAAGGTGGCACGATTGTTGAGAGCGACCCAACCATGGGTACTTTGCAGCTAACGCCATCCGGCTTCAAGATCCTCGTTCAGGTATCCGAGGAACTTGTCGCCGATAGCGCTTTCTCACTGGCTGACTTCATCTCGGATGCGGCCGGTCAGGCTGTGGCCGTAGCACATGGGGCTGCCGCTGGTACCGCTGTTGTTGGTGCTTCAACCCTTGGCGTAACTGGTGCGACTTTCGTGCCTACATATGCCGAGCTGAACTCGCTCCAGTACAGCGTTCGTCAGCAATACAGGTCGGCTCCTAAGGCTGGCTTCTTGATGTCCGATGCGACCCTTGGAACGATCCTTGGAATCACATCGTCCAGCCTTCCGCTGTTCCAGCCAGGTGGTCAGGGTGGCGTTGATCGCCTTCTTGGCAAGCCTGTCTATACGGCTGGCGGCATCGCCGACATTGGCGACAATAACAAGCCAATTCTCTTCGGAGATTTGGGGCAGATTGCGACTGCACTCGTGGGAGGCATCACTGTCTCCGTATCGCGTGAGTACGCTTGGAACCTTGGTTTGGTGTCGTACAAGGTCGAGGTTCGCGGCGCGACCGGCCTTCTGCAGCCAGATGCAGTCAAGCACTACCTCTGCGCCTAATCCGTTAGGAGCAACGCGTAATCAGTGGTGAAGGGGAGTCGCTTCGGCGGCTCCCCTGAACCGCAAGTTAGGAGAAACTAATGCTCGTTCGACTTTGCAAGCGACGCGGTGAATATCCAAGCGGCTCAATCGTTGATCTGCCACAGGCAGAAGCGGAGAGCCTGATTGGGTTTGGCTTGGCTGAGGCTGTTGCAGATGTCGACGCAGAGGCACCAACGCGGCTCGTAGAGCGCGCGAAAGTATCAAAGGGTATGAGGACTGCTACCGTACCAACAGAGACCGCCAGCGTGGCGGAAATCGTGGAGCCTGAAGCGTGAGCCTAGCGACAGGGCAAACCGTCGTTGGAACCACTGCGACCTTCATCGCCACCGGCATTGTTGGTGCGTCGTGGATCACGCTCCATGTGGACGGCAACGAGAACATCTTTATCGGTGGCGCAGGAGTTACTACGGCAACAGGGTTTGAAGTACACAAGGGATCAACACTCACGGTGTGGCTACCAGAGGCAGACAAACTGTACGCAGTTGTCACTTCTGGAACTCACACACTTACTTGGATGCAGTCAGGAGGCCGCTAGATGTCGTACGCAACACTCGCTGAGTTCAAGGCTGCTGTCGGCATTACCGACACGGTGGATGACAGCGCGCTTCAAGCTGTGCTTGATGCAACTGACACGCTGATCGATCTTCACTGCGACCGCAAGACTGGGTTTGGCACAGCGTCCGAGACGCGCTACTACACGGCTGAGGACTACGAGTATGTGCTGACCGATGATCTTGTCAGCGTCACGACGCTCCAAACAGATGACGATGCGAACGGCACCTACGAGACCACCTGGACGAGCGGCACCGACTATGTGCTGGCTCCGCGCAATGCTGCGCTAGACGGTTTCCCCTACACCGAGATCGACACGAGCGTCACATGGCCGCGCAACTTCCCTAAGGATGTGTACCTTGGCGTAAAGGTCGTGGGCGTGTTCGGATTCCCTAGCGTTCCTGCTGCGGTGAAGCAAGCAGAAATCATCCAGGCAAATGCAGTCTGGGCTAGTAGGGTATCCCCATATGCCATCGTGGGTTCGGCAGACCTCGGCGGTATCCTCCGCATGAGCCGCGCCCTGCACCCAGAGGCGGCACTCATTCTTGAGCCGTACCGCAAGCGCAACGGCTTGGCGCGATGACCGACCTCACTATCCTTGATGCCATTGCAGCTCGACTAGAAGCGGTCACTCCGCCAACTGGCTATACGCTCCGCAACGCTTGGGCAACACCGCCAGAGTCTCTGCCGGTCGTTCCTGCCATCGTGCTCTTCCCAGGCGATGACTCGGTGAGCATCGGCAACGGCAACCGCACCACGGTGCTGACTGTTGCGATCCGCCTATACCTCCTGCCAATGCCACGGATGGAAGACAAGTACCGAGACCTATACACCTGGCGCGCATGGCTCCGCACCGCATTTGACGGCGCGGTCACCATTAGTGGAAATGCCGTTCAGGTAGCAGTCACTGCTACTACACTCGGCACAGATACTTATGCCGATCAGGAATACCTGACGGTTGAAGCAACTGCGGAAGTCACGGTCTATGACACCGTGGCGTTCACCGCGTAGAGCAAGGAGATCGAGAGATGGCAACTTACGGCGCAAAGGCTCTGACGCGAATCGCTACTGCGTCGCAGGCCGCTTTCGGCACAGCAGCTTCGATGGGAACCGCTGTCGGCGAGATTCTCTTCAATGAGACTGTCGGCGCTCTTGACTTGGGCGTGACGGTTGATCTTGGCGAGACGATCTCAGTAGGTCGCCGCACCGCGATTCAGGCGAGCCAGCCAGTCATCACCGGACGCGCACCAGTCCTCACCATTGCTGAGGGTCCTGCATCGCTCCGCACCCTGCCACTCGTCCTTGACGCAATCGGCGCGAGCACCTCAGGCACGGCTTCGCCGTACTCGTGGACTTGGTCGCCAACACAGACCGATGTCGACACGCTCGTGTTCTACTCGTTCCTTGTGACCGACGGCGTACAGAAGTATCTCGTCCGAGATGCAGCGCCAACGGAGATCACCTTCTCAGCAGACGCAGCAGGCTTGCTCCAGATGGGCGCGACCTTTGCGGCAACCACGGTGACCAGCTCGGCACTCGCCTTCCCTAACGCGATCCCTGCCAATCCAATGATGCCTGGTCGCTTGATGAAGTTGAGCACCGACACGAACTTCCCAGACAAGACCGGCACAGGGGCGACCGACTTCGCGTCGATCTACAACTTCAATCTGTCAATCACGACTGGTGTTGGAATGATCACGGCGCTTGACGGCAGCCTGACGGCCGCAACCGCCGCGCTGACTGGCGTGCTTGATGCAACGCTCACCTTCACGGTGGCGAGCAACGCAGCCGCTGGCACGACCTTCCCAATCACCGACATCGCCACGCAGAAGTATCTGCGCCTGTACGGCACGACTGCCGATAACTTCGGCGTGTGGATTCTCGGCTCGTGGGAGATCGAGAACATCGTGCCGCTCTCGGCTGATAACGAGGGCGTAACGGTGAATGAGATCACCTGCCGCCTGGCGTTTGACACGACCTCAGGCAAGTCGCTTGAGATCATCGTGGATTCGCCGCTGGCAACAGCGCCGTAAAGAGCAGCGCCTAGTGCGCTAGTAGGAGGGTCATATGGACACGGTGAAGATCACCCTAGAGGGTGACTTTGCAGGGTGGACTGCCGAGCTGCGAAAGCAAGTCTCGGCGCGCATCCTGCTCGACTTGGAGTCAGGCGATAGCCAGCGCTCGCTGGTTGCTTTCTCAAAGTTGGTGGTCACGCATAACTTCAAAGGCCTTGATGGCAAGGCTGTTGACGATGTGCTGGATGCACCGATTGACGCACTGACGCAGATGCTTGAGGCGTGGGGTAAGGCGAACCAGCCGGACCCCAAGTAAGGCTCGCTGCTAGGCGGATGGCGCTTGGGCAATCCATAGCACCGCCACCAGAAATCATCTTCCATCTCCTAGGCGAGAAGTTTGGGATGTGGCCAGAGCAGGTAGCGAGCCTTCCAATCGATGAGGTGCTGCTCCACTGGATGATCCACGCGGAGATGCAGCCGAAAGGGAAATGATGCGAGCCGGAGTAGTCGTAGAAGGTCAGTTCGATAGTAACTACGACCAACTGCGGCTTGGCTTCCTCAAGGGTTCCAACCCAACAGCCTTCAAGCGCCTGATGAATTTTGCGACCCTGAACGCAGCTCGCACCCTGAAGAAGCCAATTCAAGATGCTGCGCCACGCGGAGAAACTGGCAAGTTGAAAAAGAATATTAAGGCTCGTGGTGCTAGGTACAACAGACCAGCAGCAATTGTCGGAGTCAAGGGTGGTCGCAAGGGTGCGTTCTACGGCTGGCTGGTTGTGAAAGGGATTGGATCGCGCCGACGAACTGAAAACGGAACCTTCACGGTCAAGGCAGTTAGAGCAAGACCGTTTGTTGATCAAGTGGTAAAGAAGCAATCAAACCTTGACCGAGCGGTAGAGTCATACAGTAAGACGGTGGCCGCGTTCTTGAACGACGAGCCGTTCCGCAACACCATCCTCAAGTTCAAGAGAGGTAACCAACGCTGATGGCTGGAAACCAGACCGCCAACTTCGTCGTCAAAGCCAAAGACCAGGCTACTGGGCCGCTTGGCAAGATCGGCACCTCAATGGGCAAGCTGCGCCGAACGAGTATCAGCGCGTTCAGCGGCATTGCCAAAGGATCGCTCGCACTCGGCACGGCATTGGCAGGACTCGCAGCCGTCGCAGTCAAGGGCGCAGCAGATGACGAGCGTCAGACAATCCTGCTCAATGCTGCACTGAAGCAGCGCGGTCTGTTCACTGAGGATCTCAACGACAAGATCAAAGAGCAGATCCTCTCGATGGGCGCGCTCGGTATCGCAGACGATCAGGTGCGCGCTGGGCTAGAGGTCGGTTCACGATTCTTTACTGATCAGGCGACACTCCTACAGGCGAACGCCGTAGCGGCAGACATTGCCGCCGTCACCGGTCAGGATCTTGCAGAAGTAATGACCACGCTCGGCAAGGGCGCGCAGGGTACGACTCGTGGACTGAAGGCACTTGGCATCACGGTTGAGAAGGGCGCGACGATTCAGGACATCTTGACTGCTGCGACCGCTAAGTACGGCGGCACGGCCGCAGAGATCGCCAACTCCACGAGCGGCAAGTTTGCACGCTCGCAGGTCAGGTTCAACGAGACAATGGAGGAACTCGGCTACAAGTTGCTGCCGACCGTCAACAAGTTCCTTGACTGGCTCGCCACGACAGGTATGCCGATCTTTGAGAGCATCATCAACGCGGTGGCTCCAGTGCTGCAAGACCTGATCGACAATGGCATTGCGCCCCTAGGCGAGTCACTCGGCGCGCTGTTTGAGGTATTCGGTGGTGCAGATGGATCTGCCAACCTGTTGATCATTGCGCTCACGCCGCTCAAGATCTTCCTCCAGGCTCTCAAGATCACCATTGATGCCATCGTCTTTGGTCTAGAGAAGTTGTTTGCCGCGCAGGGCGCAGCGGCGAAAGCAGGAGTGACCTCCGCCGGATACTCGCCCTATCTCGCCAATGCAGTGACCTCTGGCACATTCACGCCACCTGCCACGACCAACAACATCTTCATTGGCACAGGCAAGGTTGACACCGTCGTGACTGACTCGATCAACCGCACAGGAACATTCAAGCGAGGCCGCTAAGTGGCAAACCCATTCAGCCTGATCGTCGCTGGCGTTGACAGCGGCGCGAACCTTCTTGACCTCCCAGCTCCGAGCGCGCTGACTACGCCGTATGTCGATCTGGGCAGTCTCTCGCTGACGCTCTCAGGCGACGGCAACGGTGGCTCAATGCAGTTCGATGTGATTGAGACCAAGACCCCAGTAGCAGGACCGTGGTGGCGCTCAGGCGCGGTCTACGACAATGCGCGCGTCCAGTTCTTTGACAGCCGCTACAGCGCGACCACGCCAATCTTCTTGGGCTACATCACCGGCATTGATGCCGTCTTGTTGGAGAACGGCCTTGGCTCGCGCGCAACGGTTAGCGTTGAGGATGCAGACGGCTGGCTCGGTAAGACCATCATTCGCAACGGCAAAACAGGCATCCGCGCCACCTCATATGTTGACTCTTTCACACAGGGCGGCGCATCATCAACTGATCGAGACCACATCAACGCGCTATTGGCACGAGTCGATACTCAGGTCAACGACGCGACCACGCGACAGATCCTGAATACCGCCGTGATCAGCGGTTCTACACGCGCAGTCTTTAGCGGCTCAGCGCAGACCATTGGCAAGCAGACCTTCAAGGCGACGACGCTTCAGAGCGCGCTTGATCAGATTGCAGAGGCGGCTGGTGGTATTGCCGATGTGCAGTACCGCTACTGGATTGATGGCGACGGCCGCCTGAACTACGGTCCAAAGACTGCCGCTCCGACCTACGCGACGGCACCAGCAGAGATCGTCACTGACCCTGCAAGCGTGCAGACAGGTAGCGCGGCGAGCGTGACGCGCCTGCTGGCACGCGATCTCACGGTCAACCTTGATCACTCGGACATCGTGAAGGGTATCTTTGTCCAGGCTGACTCAACGCTGGCGCGCTACGACAGCAACCAGACCTACCCTACGGCTCCAACCAATGATCCCTACTTCCGCACCTACACCGGCACCTACAGCCGCAACGGCGCAGGGCTGGCGGCACGCAATGGGCCATTGCCACACGAGATCTTCAGCGCGCCAAAGGTGGTCGCCAAGGCAGATCGCGGTGCAACGATCGGTTCGCTCGCTCGTGCCACGATGGTGACGCGCGGCAAGCCGGTACGCAGCGTCTCGTTCACCATTGCTGGTGGCAATCTTGCTCAGACCTCTGCGCCAGATTGGGAGTACGGCTACAGCCAAGGTTATGCGCTCACCGCAGCTGCGACCTACACGCTCGTCAAGGCGTGGCTCCCAGGGCAGTATGTGAAGTTGACTGCACCAGCGCTGGACCTTTCGTCCACTATTCTCTACATCCCTACAATCACGATGCGGTTCGCTCAGGGTGGCGGCTCGTATCAAGTCGAGTATGAAGTCCAAGGAGACTTCCGACGGCAGTATCTGAAGGGCCTGAGCGTCCTTGTCGGAGGAGAATAACGATGGGTAAGTACGGCACAAACCTAGAAGGCTTCGGCGCATTTGAGGGCGGAGTCAACGCAGACAAGGGCGCGCCGCTCGTCAGCACATCGAGCGACGGTGAGACGGCGCTGCTCTTTGGTCCTGCCGCGCTGCGTGAGATTCAGGCCGGCGTAGCGAACGGCGACTTTGCCATTCCGCCTGACGCGGCCGGAGACACGATCACCGAAAGCAATCCACTGCCGTACTGGACATTCACCGATGTCAACAGCGCTGGCGCGATCACCGCAGCCATCGTCTCTGACGCTGGCGTAGGCTCTGGCAATGTACTGACTTTCACCATTGCCAGCGGCACCCTGACTGGCAAAAGTGCAACGCTCACGCGCTACATCCCTGTTGCGTCATCGCTTTCTCGCTCCTTTGCCTTTTACGCTGAGGCGACATTCGACGGCGGCACGCCGAGCACCCAGGCGACTGCCAAACTTGTCTGCCAGTTTTACAAGTCCGATGGGGTCACCGCCATCTCAGGCGCGTCATTCGACTCTGCTACTTACACATTCACTCAGTTGCAATCTCCGACAGGCATCACGGCTCCTGACTTCTACGGAATTGCTCCAGACTTCACGACTATGACAGCACCAGCCGATGCTGCCTTCTTGAAGTTGACCATCACGATTGCAACAGTTGCCACCCAATCCGCACAGCGCGTTGTTGGCTTAACAGAAGTTCGAGTCACAAACGGTGTGCCAGAAGTGGTACTCACCGATAAGAGCGACCCTGCAACCTATCCTCCGGCACTCCTCACCGCAAACAATGGCGTGCTCAATCTGAAGAGCGGAAGCACAGTTCTGGATCTCGGCGATGGCGGTGAACTCACGCTGGGGCCAGATGTTCAACTCGATGCCACAAACACGGTCACGATCACAAGCGGCAGCTACATCTCACTTGCTCCTACAACTAATGTGACGATTGACGGCGCTAACTCCGAGTGGATCTCGCGCGCCACAAACACAGCAGCGCAGGCGCTGGTCAACAACACCTCAACTGCAGTCTTGCTGAATACGGCAAGCGCTACGCCCACCACCGGCTCCTACGATCCAAATGCCTGGTTTGTCAACGCCAACGACGAGATTGAAATCGGTCAGGATGGCTTCTATGCTATCAGCGGAAACATTGCCTTCGCCGCTAACGCAGTTGGCAGGCGATCGCTCTCAATCATTGTCAATGGCGCAGATGCTGGAACAACTCAGGTTCTTGCCTCACCAGCCGCCTCAACGATTCTTTCTGTCTCAACAAATCTCTACCTAGCGGCAGGCGATACAGTCAGGCTGACAGCGTTGCAGCAATCAGGTGGCGCTCTCAACACAGTGGCAGTCACTGGCGTGTATCCGGCACTGAGCGTCGGAAGGATTGGTGCGTAATGGACGCTGAACTTCAGGCACTGAACGAAGCGACTGCGGCCTCTGCCTTGCAGGGCTTGCAGATCATCCTGCTCGATCAGATTGACGGCGTGTGGACTGCCATCGCATCCGACAAGATGGACGGCGAGCCGCTGGTCACAGGCACTGGCGCAACTCGAACTGACGCGCTGCTGGCGCTGACTGCCGCGCTGGAGGCACGATGACCCCACGCCAGATTGACCAACTGATCGAGCGTCTGGACGCACACTCCGCAAAGTTGGATCAGGTGCGCTCCGATGTGGACAGGATCAAAGGAGGATTGGTGGTGATTGCCGCGCTGTTGTTCAGCGTGCTGATCCCACTACTCGCATCGCTGCTCTCTAAGTGAGGCGGCTCGCGTTCCCATTGCTGGGCATCATCCTGACCTGCTCTATGGTCGCGCCGATTCTGGCAATGCCTGTCTGGACCTTCACGACCACCAAGGGTGGCTCAGTCACACAGATCGGCGGTGGCTTCACACTGGCTGGACCCAATGACGGAGGCGGCTCTAACACCGCGTCCTACACGGCCGTGGCGGAGAGCGACTTCACCTACTCCGCTTTGTGGCACTTCACCACCACTGACTCGCCATTCTTTGACCGTCCGCTCTTCCTACTCAATGGCGTAGAGACCGTGCTCGTGCAGCCCAATGGCGGCAACGATGTGCAGGGCAGCATCCTCATCGAGCTGCAAGCAGGCGATGTGTACGGCTGGGCGATCAACGCCACCGACTCCTGCTGCGGTGCTGGCTTCCTGACGATTACCGATCCGCTGTATGTCGCGCCATCGCCATCGCCATCGCCAAGCATTCAGCCAAGCGAAGAGCCAAGCGTAGAACCGTCACCAGAGCCAAGCCCAGAGCCATCTGTTGAGCCAACGCCAGAGCCTTCGCCAAGTGTGGAGCCTTCTCCAGAACCAACGCCAGAACCGTCACCATCTGTAGAGCCAAGCATTG